CAACGTACAGATCTATATCATCTGCTCTTGATTCGTACTTATGAACTCCACCATTTCGATTAATAGCATAAACACCTCTTTGAGAACCAGATCCACCTGCTAGTAAATATGTGTACTCCCAATCTGAGTCATTTATTGAATCTAAAGACTCCCATTGCTTATTAACAAAATTGTAAATTAACAATGCGTTGTTTGTGGTGGATTCATCCAGAGGAACGGCAATGTAATACCTGTTATCAAAATAAGCAGAAACAGCCTTATCTGCATGATCCTTGTTTATTCTTGAAATAGTTCCTTGTATTGTTGCAGATAAAGGAACATCTTGTCCTCTAAGATTATACAAATCAACAAAGTCTAGTGCATACACTCCGTTGTCAGATAGGAACATAAGTTTGTTGCCTATCTGCTGTATGCTATTTCTAGCCGAACATCCTATGTCGCTTGTAATAACTTGTGATACACTGCTTTCAAGATCCAAGCTGTTTTTTACTGTATGAATACTATTGCGGTTAAAAACCACTAGCTGATCATCAGAAAAAGAATGAAAACCTACAATAAAATCTGCTTCTCCTGCATTAAATCTAAACTGACCGTAAACTCTGTCATACGTGTTTTGATCTAGTATATCTGAAAACAAAGCCTCATCCAAAATATTTCTATCGGTAATTGTGGCAGATCCAGAAGACCCAGTAATGTCAAACTGATATGGAACAACTAATCTTCGTTGATGATAAACACCAAATTCAGGAGCTGGCATATGAGTAAATCCTAATCCAACAGACTCTGGCTTCATAACACTAGCTGTTTTATTTGTTCCAGTTTTGTCTCCTGAATTAAATGTAAAAGTTGTCGAGTTTGTTATATCTCTAACTCTAAAAGTATCTCCAATACTATAGCCAGAAGTGCCAGCCGTTGTTACTTTAAGAAGATCGCCAACTAATAACGAAGCAGTGCTAGATACTGTAGCTGTACCAATTCCTCCAGAAAAATCAAGATCGGTAATAGAAAGTGGAACAGGTTGATTAAAGTTTCCATTTGAAACTAAAGAAAATGTAGTGGTGCTAATGTCTCCATCCCACTGTAAAGCTATCTGACCCTTACGGAATATAAACAACTTATTAAATGCCTGAATAACACTACTTCCCCTTGGAACCGTTTCTCCAGAAGGATATGTAAGAGTAACTGTTGTTGACCCGCTATCTAAAGTTTTTACCAATACTGTCTTGTTCGTTCCGACAACAGCAATGTAGGATGTTGCATCGTTATTAGGATCTGAAAATTCACAAGATGCTTCTATAAAGTTTGAAGCACTATCTAGCAGTCTCATTCCCTTAACTACCATAGTTCCACCTGGCGTTTCGGCTAAATCAGTTACTGTATAGGTTATTGTATCTGCATCTACAACTGTAGCAATAAAATTACCGTTTGGATCAACACTACCAGAAAACGTCAATCCACTAATATTTACCCCAGTGTTAGTTGTAATGTTGTGAGCTGAATTAAAATTAACTTGGATGGTTGAATTAGTCCTAGAAAATGAAGCAACTCCACCACCAATATTGGTTGAGTCATACAGCTTAAATGGAAGAGCAAGAACAGCAGCAGAAAATGGAGCAGAAAATATTTCCATACCTTTTCGTGGTTGCCACTCTCCGTTTAAATCCATGCGTCCATTATTAGACTCAGCAAGAATTCCAGAAGTTAATTGATCTGGTCTAAATTTATTATTAAACCCAATAAATCCTTGATCTAAATCTTCTACAAGTCGATCATCCTGTGCTCCGTATACATCGTATCTTGCCATTTAGTATTTACCCTTTCTAGATTTAGGACTGCTTTTTTTTCTTCCTCCTTTGCCTGACCACAGCTCAGTACAAGCTAAGTGTTTGGCAGTTCCAGGTTTTGCAGTATCGCACTTATGTCTAGCCCTAAAAGACTTCCTGGCAGCACCTGAATAGTTATGACCATATCCCGAAGCTCCTGCATGAACTAGCTTACGTTTACTGCCACTACAGTACAGCTTCATAATCTTCTTGCCTGAGCGTGTGCTTTTACGCACTTCACCACATCGCATTGACTGTTTAGGACTTTTTGCCACGTTTTACTGCCTTTACTCTTCTTGGTTTACCTGCTGGTTGCCCTAGCTTTTTTTTCTGAGCTATTCTTGATCTTTTCTGGGATGTTGTCATTTCACCAGATGTTACTGGTGTACGGCTGCTCACACGCTTAGAAGGTCTACAGTAGGGCGTACCCCTACTTTCTCCCTTACGGCGACCACAAGGCTTACCAGTGCGTACATCTACCCATTTTTCCTTGAACCAACGTTTAAGAGCAGCACCTTTCTTTGTCTTCCGTACAGACATTATTTGGTTTTTTTGCGCTTACCCCAGTTAGCAGCACCAACCTTACGGCACTTAGCTATCGCCCCACTTGCATATGCAGACGGAAACACCTTGTACCTAGCCTTAACCTTTCTGTAACAAGCGTCTTTAGGCATTAGGCTTTCCAAGATTTTCTAGCTTTAACTTGTGATTTTTTAGAAAGATCTCCGTAATGAAACAATTGCTTAGAAGATTTGGTATGTGTCTTGCCAGAATGAAGTTGCCCATTGGACATCTTGTGAAAACTGCCCTTGTGTTCCGCTCCATCCTTTCGATAGTGTTTCATTCCTTTTCCCATTATCGTACTCTTCTCCTTCCCATGCAGCTTGTGCAGCCACAAGATTTTTTCTTACTTTTTGGCATCAGTAGCTCTTTCTAGTAGATGTTCTTTTACCGCCTTTTTTAGGTTTCCTTCCGTATGTTGCCATTATTTTTTTCCTCTCTTTTTCATAGATTTTCCCATTGGGCATTTTTTACGTGTTGAGTATTTCATAGTTTTGTATTCTATTTAACTTGTGAGCTTCCAAAATAAAATCCTAGTAAAGCAAGCATCCCCTGCCTCACTTCAGGCAATAACACAAAGCCCTCTAGGTGTTTCCATTTGTCTGCTCCGATTCCTAAAAATTTAAATATACCTAACTTCTGTGCTTCAATGGTTACTGGTATGTCAAAGAATGCCATGACGAAGGGAGCAAATACCACTGAAAACAAGATGCACATAGCGATAAGCTTTCTAACCCATGCTCCTCCTTCTCCTGATCGTTCTGCTGCTCTGTCTGCTGAAGCATCCGAAACTTCCTGTTTCTGAATCATGGACTTAATGGCATTGGCTTGGATGTTCATTTGAGCCGAGATTAGTTTCATTACAAATCCCGTGACTCCACCTCCAAGCATTGCCACTAATTCACCACTCATCGCTTTCTTAATTCTACTATTGTTTTATATACCCAAAGTCCCATGTACGCAATGGTACACACCGAAGCGACAATAGACATTACCTCGCTAATTCCTTGAAAAGAAACAGCCAGTATTGATCCTGTCGCTCCTAGTCCAAGCTTGTTCAGCTCGGGGTTCATTACACAAATTGTGAAACGTGAATTACTGAAGCACCTGATACACCCAAAAACTTAGCAGCCTTAGCGGCTCTAGCACTAAGCGTAATAAGTCCCTTTTCCTTCAGAAGAAGATGACCATTAGACGCGGTAGGAGCACTACCATCGAACGTCACGATAACATTGTTATCTTGAACGTCGATCATTACGTATTTAGTATCACTAGCAAATGCAGCAAATGAGACTCCAGATCCTGATGTTGCACAGGATAGATTTTCTCCAGATACCGTTCCATTTGGGCGTGGATATAGGTTTGTTACTAGACTATTCATTATCTTGATTGTTGACTGACATACGTTTTAATACGATGTCCTACGGTATTATTATTATAAACTTGCTGAGGGTTATCTAAAAACTCAGCTAAAAATCCATCAGCAATTTCTTCTTCAAAAGCTGCCTTTGAGTGTTGCCCATCCATACGCAAAAAATCAGCGTAAGTTGCATGAGCCATAAACAAAAAATATTCTCCAGGAACTTCATTCCTAGAATTTGATCCATCAGTATCTAAATCAGTAAGCAAAGTAAGTGGTTGCCTATAGGTAACAAAAACACTTGTAGCATCAGAAGCCGTAAGATTAATTACATGAGCACCATCGCTTTCTACAAAAAACTCAAAATCAATAGTTGAATTTTTTAAAAAAGGTTCTTCTCGGCTTATTCTAAGAAACTCTCCTATATTGGTTTTACTTGTTTGGGTAAAAGGAACAATAGAGTTTGCTATAGTTCTTTCCTCACCAACAGTAAGATATCTAGCCCAATAAGGAGTTCTGTTATAAGCCTGAGAAAACCTTCTGTTAGCTAGGGCTAATAGTTGAGAAGTTTCTGCTGCGGTAAAATCTGAGTTACCAGCAAGTGCAGAAATTAAATCAAATAAATCTTTATTGGCCCTGTCTTGCATTACGCTTTATTTGGACTAAGTTCTGGAAACTTTTTGTTATAATATTTTAAAAACTCTTTGCTGTGTACGTGATCTACTCCGTACTTTTTGACTAATCTAAAATAGTCTCTAGCAGGAATATTAGCAACGCACTTACCCAAAACTGGGTGAGTCTTACCAACATTTGTCTTTGCCTCTTTAGCAGTAGCATTAATGCGGTCTTGCTCTTTGGCTCGCTCCATTTTGAATCCAGTTTCAATCTCACGCATAAACGCTCGATTAACTTCACCGTCATCATACTTCGGCACTGATGTAATAATGTTCATTTCTTTTTTAAAAACAAGCAGGTTTTAAAAAACTTATGTAGATTTCTTGCTAAAAAAACAAACTTACTACCCTCATTAAAAGATTTGTCCAAGGGGTAATAGCGACTACATGATAATCGCACTTCGCAGTTTACCCCTTGGCACTTAACAATATTCATCTATTACTTCTTAGAAGCTTTTCTTGTTTTTCTTGCAGTTTTTTTCGCTGCCTTAAATGCTTCTTGAGCTTTGCGAATTCTTACCTTTTGAGAGTGACTAAACTCTCGACTCGATACACGGTCACTTATACTATC